GTATCTTCCTCAGCCGCTCTGGCTTTGCAATCAATAATCAGCTCCTCAAGCGTCAACACAAACACCCCTTATAGGGGAAGAAGCCGGAGGATTAGGCCTCCGGCTTCTTCTCAAGGCCACGAAGATAGGCCAGGGCTTCCACCTTTTTCGCAATCCGAGTCCCGTCAGGGAATACATAAGCAGCTCCCTGACGAAGCTCTTTTAGGGTCGCCTCCTCTTCCTCAGTAGGAGGATCCACAGAGCCATCCTCAGACTCGGGAGGGTCGCTTACAACCTCAAGGCTGGGGAGCTTGCCCCTGCGAAGCCTGGCCCGCTCAACATCCATCAGCCGCTCACGACCGGGAAGATCCCAGTCCCCAAGCCACAGCTTGGCTGCGGCTTTGGGGACTGCTTGGATCTTCCCAGGCTGGACCACGTACTCTTTCCCGTTGAAGCGGTCTCTAAAGACCGTACTTCCAACGTTTTTGACGATCACGGCGTCTCCGTACATTAGCTCACCGCCGTCCAGTTAGGGGCCGCTTTCGTGCCTCTGTTGATATACAGGGCGCTGTCAGCCCCATCACTGACGACAAGCAAGCTACCGGGAGCGGCATGGCCTGCCAGCGTCCCGGTAGCGCCATTAGTCGGAGCGGCATTGTGGCGGGCGATCACCACGTCCAGCCCCAGATCGATGATGATTTCGGGGTTAACACCCTCGATGACGCTCTTAAAGCCCTTTGCCATGAGACTAACCTCCTTATTCCTCAGCGGACACGTTCCAGATCACACCCTGGCGACGGCAGTTGGAGCTGGTCAGGTTGCCAAGCCAGAAGATCTGCATCACAGCGGCGGCCTGGTTAATGGGCTTCTTCCAGCCGCTGTCCCTGAAGTTGCGGTAGTCCACGTGCGGACGGAGCTGGATGTGCTTCGTATTGAAGAACCAGACCGTCCCTTCAGGGCAGTAGCGATCGAAGATCACGTCGATGCCACGGAAGCGGATCTTGTCGAAGCCCGTATCAGCGACCTGAACCGCCTCATACCGCTGCTGGGCCTGGAACAGCTCCCAGAGCCTGTCCCAAAGCTCCGGCGTGGTCACGATCAAGTCAGGACGCTCAGAACCATCCGTGCAGCGGGTGATCATATGGTTGACCATCGAAAGGGTCAGCGGCTGACCACCAGCGTCATGGTACTGGGCCTTCCACCACGGGTGCTCCGAGCGGCTGATACCGCCGTAGACATCAACGTTAGTGCCGTCGTCCACAGCGGCCCGAATGCCCGTGATGTCCTTGCCGTTGTTGCCCGTGCCGTCACCCCAAAGCTGCTCCGAGAACATATCCCGGAGGCTCAGGCGGGCGACTTCCATCTTCGACTCCAAGAGGTTCAGCACAGCCAGGTCGCCCCGGTTCTGCGCTTCCTCAAGGTCGGAGATGGTGACGGTGACATAGAGCTGCTTCCACTCGAACTCCGCAGCGGTGAACTCGTCCGTGGGGCTGACATCCAGCACGTCATACTTGCGGAAGCTGCCCCGAGCCGTGTTCTTCGCATAGATCAGCGGCTGGACGATTTTCTCACCGCCAGGAACAGCCCTAGCCCGGCGGGTGAAGTACCGCAGGGTAGGCATGTCGTTGAACACGTTGTCAGCCAAAGTACGAATGTAGTATTTGCGGGTCGTCGCCGTCAGAGCATCATAGTTCAAAGGCATGAACCTTTACCTCCTACTCGGAGTAGAGGCTCAACCCCAACTGACGAAGCTCCGCAGCAGCTCTCCTGGTGGCTTCTGAGAAGTCTTTGGGCGGTTCCGACACAGAGGGAGTGGGCGCAGATCCCCGAGGGGACCCACTCATAACAGCGCTTGCTTGACGGCGCTGTTGCTCCCGTTGCTCCTGGAGCGCAGCCTCCCGAGCTTTAAGAAGCGCCTCCCGATACCACTGGTCACGAAGCGGAGACTGTCGGTAGACCATGTGCAGGTCATTGTTCTTGGACGCAAGAGCTTCATTCATGAGTTGAGTGGAGACTTGCTGCCACTCTTCATCAGAAAGAGCAGGGAGTCCAAGCTCTTGACGCTCAGCATTCGCCCTGCTCCTTACCTCTTGAAGCATCCGGTCCAGTTGTTGCTCCGCTTCGATCTGTTCCAGCTTCGAGAGACGCTGCTCCAGCACAGGGTCTACTCCAAACCCCATTGGCAAGGGCTGGAAGGCGGGAGACGGCTGCTGTGCAGCCGGACCCTGCGGCACCCCCATCTGTGTCAGAGGAGCTGCCCCGGTCCCAGTAGTGTATGGGGCTTGCCCCATCAACGCCCTTTGCAAAGACTGTTGCAGCGTTTGATAGAGGTGTGGGTTAGAAGCGAGGAGCCTTTCAACTTGAAGCAAAGGCTGAAGCCTCTGCTCAAGCGCTCGGATCTCCCGCTCCCTCTCGCTCAAGCGCTGGGTTTTTCTGGTGTAGTCGTCCATGCGGAGGTAGCCCTTACGCCACTCCCTGATCTGGTCGATAGTGACTTTCTCACCGTCGATCTCCCAAGAATCAGGAAGCGACNGCTCCTCCGTTTCTTGAGAAGCCNCTTCAGGAGAGCTGTCTTGCGACTGCTCGTCAGTGTGAGCCTCTTGCTCCATGTTTTGATCTTCGGTTTTTTCTTGAGGGTTGTCGTCTTCCAAGCCGAGAGCGACCCTCAAGTCTCGCTCAAGGCCCTCGTCGATTTCACGGCTGAGTTTTTGCTCGTTGATGTTGTCAGACACGTTGATCCTCCTAACCACTCCCGCTGTTGGGTCATCCTGAAACGAAGAAACCCTGGGTCATCCCAAATAGGGACTCCAGAGCTTCCTCACAGGACTCCAGCATCGGGGTCATGGTATTTGGTTTAACCCGCTACAGCATTAAAACCGTAGCGGAGGTGGTGCCTCTCCTCCAGGTAGAACGGGGCCTCCCCCGACCGCCGGGGAAGCTCCGCCCCCTGCTAACTGTTGCAAGAGCATAGCACGGGGGTCTGGCCCCGGTGCTCCTAGTCCTAGACCAAGGTCGGCAACCTCCGGCTCGTAGTTCGAGCACATCACGCCCTGGTCTATAAAGACTTCGCTCTTGTTGCATTGACCATCCCGGTTCCATCGGCAATTGGTCATCGCACAGGCGATAAAAGAAGGCATCACTCAGCCTCCTTTCCTTAAAGGTGGAACCCCACCGCCGGGGGGCGGGGGGAGTGGTGGCATAGAACCAGAAGCGATGCCAGCACCAGGCATGCCACTAGGGGCACCTTCAGTAGGAGGCATGAGTGCCTGGCCTGTACGCATCCGCTGAATAATCTCATCCCGACCGGGGAAGTTGGTGGCCTCCAACAGGCCGATGATGTCAATACCCCCGGCACGGAATAGCTCAATCGCCATCTGGAACCGCTGTTGCTCGTTCATCTGGAGGCTTGATCCAGCCTCGACGATGAAGTCAAAGCCTACGTCAACCATTGCTGGGTCAAACGTCACAAACTGAAGTTGATCATCAGGCCCACGGAGACGAACGACACGATCTTTGGTGTAAAACTGCACAATGCGGGAGATCATCAGCTCTCCCATCCTGCGGATCGTGTCCTCCAAATTCCTCGCCTTGTCACGAATCCTGGCTTGCCCAGCTTCTTGGAGCAAAGAAATAGCCGTAGCCGCTGTGATCCCCACAGGTCTACGGCCCTGCGTAACATCGTGAATCCCCGTGATCGTCTCCATATTCCGTTGGAGTTGCAAGTACAATTCGAAGTAGTGTTGGGGCAGGGGAGCCGGGGGCAACCGTTCAAACCTCGCCCTCGGGTTTTGAATCGTGTAAACAGCGCCTTCTTCGTTGGTGATCTTATCCGCAGAAATTCCGGCGTCCGCAGACTTCACCCAAACCGTGTTCGTCATCAATCGGGCGTTATCGACAAACCGGGATTCGAGAATATTGAGCACCCGCTGAATCGGCTCAAGCTGCTCAACCTCTCCCATATCCCAGGGAGAGTCGTCCGTCTCGTAGCAAGAAAAGTCAACAAACGGAAATTTGCCATCGATGTAGGGGTTAGGAACATCTGTCAACACAACGCCGTTGGCGACGATCACAAGCCGACCGTTGGGGTAGAGAGGAACAACCCGTTCAACCTCTTCCCCAGCATCTTCGTCAAACTCTTTGCGAAGCTCAATCGTGTCGTCCTTGATCCAACACTCAATTACAAGCGCTCGGGCACGCTCGTCCTGATGAAAGCTGCTCATCACAGGGGAGATAATGGCCTGATCTGTGTCGGCGTTGTAAAGCTCCTCGTCGGTCAGCTCCGANTAACGTGGATCAGGCCTCACCATCCACCCCTTACGAGGCCAGCGCCGAACGATCTCCGACAGAGGGAGAACCCGAGCGTGGATGATGTAACGTGCGTCGTCTACAGTGCTGCACTGCGGATCGAGGATAATCTCGTTCCAAGGGATGTAATCCACAGCTACCTCGCCGCCGTACTGCGGGTTGGTCATCATGTCCCAGGTGACTTTAAGGAAGCCTTTGCCCCTCACAAGGCCAGAGCGAATTACTCTCTTCAGCTTCACACGAATGTTGAGCTTGTGCCACAAGTAGTCCCGGATGATCCGCTCAATGGCTTTGGCATTAGGCCCGTCATTAGCCGACATCGGGGCCACGATCATGTTCGGCCTGTTTTCGGTAAGCCACGTCACCTGGGTCTCGATGATGGAGAAAATAAAGTTGCTGACGGCCTGAGTCCATTTNTTNGAAGACACACGGGCAGCCTTGCTGCTCCAATGCTCTCCTGACCAGAGCTTTTCAAACCTTTTGACCTTCTCCTCGACAGGNTGCTTGGCTCTCTTGCCAGCGATATACAAAGACTCGATGTATTTCGCCAGCCTGCTGTCCTGTTCGAGAATCTGGTCTTCGGCAACAGCCATAGGCTACTCCCACCATTCNCCTGAAGAATCATCNTCCTTCGGAATGTAGATCAGCTCACCCGCAGGGGTAGCGAGAATCGTAAACNCTTCCTCCACGTCAGGACGGACAAGCGGAGTCACAGCCTGCTCTTCGTGCTGTCGCCAGTACATGCAGGCATACCTCCACTCATCAGCAACGTGATCTTCGCCTTCCGTGTCCAGGTCTTCAGGCTTGGACTCCGAGTGAACCAGCGTCGGAATGGTCCGGATAAAGTGCTCACAGCGAGGCGAAACAAAAAACCGTGGCCCGTCTTTCGGATCCACGGCCAGCCTCTGCCTGCATTGGTCCCAACCGCTTATCCTGTTCTTATCGGCAGGAACCCACACAATTCCGTAGTCTTGGAACGTCTCGGCGATGCTCTTGCCTGTGTCACGTCCCGAAGCCCAGATTTGACTATCGGCAACTCCGATGAGGTTGTATTCTCCAGCCTCACGCTCGATCTCAACAATCTTTCGAGCTACCTCGGCTGCCGTCTCACGGCTACCGACGTTAGGCTCGCCGCCCCACCCGTAAAGCTCCCGGTAGCGATAAAGCGCTCCCGAAGGAGTCACAGCGTACCAGCCGACGCTGTAGGGCTTCGCAAAACCCCAGTCCATAGCACGGAACCTGGGCCAGTGCTTCGGCGGGTCAAAGTGCTCATCAAGCACATGCACCGAGGGGTCCCATTTATCGAAGAACTGACCCGCAAACACATCCCAATCTCCGTCCAGTAGCGCCCTGCGCCACTTTTCGTCAAGGTCCTCCAGTCGGGAGATGTACTGCGGGTCGTTCTGCAAGAGGTAGGGGTTGTCTTGGACCTTCGCAGGAATGAAGGCGTACTTTCTACCCCTGAGGTCTTCCCAAACCACGTCCGGCTCCTTGCCGTCGATAAACAACGACTTAACCCAGGCGTGGCCGACGTTGCCGGGGTTGCTGGCCGCCCGCACCCTCGGCCAGGCTCCGGGTACAGACGAACGCAGACGGGAGTTTACCAAGTAGTCCCATTGAGCATAGGTGAAGTGTGTTAGCTCATCGAAGCCGATGAAGCTGTACTCGGCTGACTGGTACTGGTAAACGTCCGCTTCCCGCTCGCAGTATCCAAACTCCAGCACAGAACCGTTGTTAAAGTACCAGCATTTCTCTCTGGAAACGTAGCGGCACACCTCCCGAGGAAATTTCGCCAAAG